GGCATCGACGTCAGGCAGGTCAACACCGACGGCAGCCAGTCGTTCTTTCAGGCGCTCACGCTGCAGGCCGGCGCGACGTTTCAGGCCAACGCGACGCTTCAGGCCAAGGTGGTGGCGAGCGGAGGCGTGGCGCCGACGGTGACGTCATGTGGCACGGCGCCGTCGGTCGACGCGACGTCGACGAACTTCGCCGGGTTCTTCACGACCGGGACCGCCGGGGTCACCTGCACGATCACGTTCTCCGCGACCGGCGGGACCTTCGCGAACCCGCCGACGTGCCTGGTCGACGCGCCGGGAGCCGCCGTGCCGACCTACACGGAGAGCACCACGGCGATCACATTCACCGTCGTCGTCGCCACCACGAAGTATCGCTACATCTGCGTGGGGCACTGACCGATGAGCAACCTGTCAAGCACGCTCGCGCTCGACCTCGGTGGAACCACCAGCGACAACTACAAGGCGAAGCTCATGCGGCGTATGATGCCACCTCCATATAACAGTGACTTCACGTCTGTCGTAGGTCGCATACTCACCGTGATCGGTCAGAGCGACAACCTGATCGGCGGCCTGTTCGGCGCCGCCGACTTCCTGCCGGACGGTGTGTAGCGGTGGGGTCCGGCGACGCCGTCGCGAGCATGATCCAGCAGGTCCGCCAGTCGCTGCTCGTCAGCAGCGCTGCGGGTCCGGCCCTGGACGTGGTCGGCAACAACCGCGCCGTGCCACGACCTCCGAACACGAGCGACGACGAGCTCTACCGCGGCGTGATCAAGGCGATGGCGTGGTTGCCGAAGACCGTCCTGCTCTCGTACTACGCGCTGTTCTCGGCCGTGTTCGGCTCCCAGGCGCAGGTCCGCGCGACCTTCGGCCGACCATGGCGGGTCTTCGAGGTCAACCTCAACGAGGTGGTCGTGGAGCTCCCGGCGGCGCTCCTCGCGGGCAACCTCGAGACCGCCGCCTACCTGCACGGAGCGAGCGGGGTCGCCTTCGTCCCGTCGGGTCCGTCCAACACGTTCACGACCGACTTCGACCTCTCGACCGCCTCTGCGGTCTCGGTCGTCGGCCTCGCCATCCACGTCGAGACGGTGCCTGGTACGTGGACCGACTACACGGTGAGCAGCTACTCGTTCAACGCGCTCACGAGCACGGCCACCGTGCAGGTGAGCGCGTCGACGCTGCCTGCTGGCGGCGGGCGGTTCTACCTGGAGGTCCCCGGCAACGGGACCTCCAGCTACCGCGGCGACTACGTCGCCACCGGAGGAGTCAGCACGTCCTACTCGACCGCCGCCGGACCCCTCACGAACACCTTGTCGGTGGTCGGCGACGTCACCGCCGGAGTGTTGCCGGGGTCTCCGGTCCAGGTCAGCATCAACAACGTGTTCCAGTCCCGCGTGGTCGCGTCTCTCGCGTACAGCTCGGCGACCAACGTGACCACGGTGGTGCTGACGACGACCGACGTGCTCGGCGGGCAGGTGCGGCAGGCGTTCGTCGTCGCCCAGGAGGTCGCCGACACCGCGACTACCCCGCCACACAACGACAGGATATACTTAACTGGGCAGGGTGCCTACCAGGTCGCGCAGTTCTACCTGGACCTGCTCGTCCGCGCGGCGAACGTCCGGGTCCGCCTCGAGATCGTGTAGGAGGGTCGAATGTCTGCAGGCGATGTCCTCAACGCAAAACGAGTCCGCACGCAGTCCAACGAGCGGCTGGACACCGTAGACGCCGACGCGCTGTCTCGCGAGCCCCGGGAGCACCTGGACGCCTTCTCGCGGGCGATCGAGGCGGCCCCGCGCAACGTCGGGGCCTCGACCCCGACCGGGCTCATCTTCCAGGGGTTCGGCCTGACGCTGAACCCGACCGGGCCGACGGACGGCAAGGTGCGCGTGCAGTCCCCGCTCGGGGTCGCCTACGACTCGGACGGCCGGCTGCTGATCAAGGAGAACGGGGTCCAGTCGGATCTGGTGGTCCCGTCCGGCAACTCGCAGGTCTACGCGTACTTCTTCGAGAGCGCGTCCGACACCACCGTGCGGAGGTTCATCCCGGTCACGTCGCCGTTCACCCCTGAGGGCAGTAACACGATCCCGACGAAGCTCACCGGAGGGGTCGCCTACTACGTCCGCACCGGAGACCAGACCTCGATCGTGGCGAGCGACGTGGTCAACGGCGCGACGACTGCGCTCTGCTTCCTCGGCGTCGCCAACAACGTCGCCGGCGCAGTCACGATGACCGGGTACAACTCGACCACCGCGCCGAACGGCGCGTTCGTCACCAACCGCCACGTCGCCGTGACGGTGCCGACCACGCTGCCGACGACGAACACGATGAACGGGTCCGTCGCGACGATGCACGGCCTGACCATCGCGGCGCTCTACATGATCGGTCAGGCGCTGTGGAAGGGGTCGCACAACACCACTCCGACCGCGGCCAACAACTTCTTGGCCTTCACTCCTCCTGCGCGCGGCCTCGACGCGTTGTTTGACTCGACCGGAGAGTCGACCGTGACGCCGACCACGGCGTGGCGCGACTGGGCGCAGAACCGGAGGTTCGAGGTCGACCACAACGGCTACCCGATGGGGCAGCTCTCTGTCATCGACGAGAACTGGGCGCGCGGCGGGACGCAGGCGATCGTCGTGACGCCTGCGTCGGCGGGGAAAGACGGGGTGGGCGGCGCCGTGAGCACGGTCTCCGGTCTGCGCGGGTTCGTCTTCACCGCCGGAGTCGCCGGATCCGCGTCGGTCATGCTCCCGGTACCACCTAACAGGTCGCTCCAGGTGAACGCCGCGGCGTTCACCTGGGTCAAGACGACCGCTGCCAACGTCGTCGCCGGGACGTTGTTCGTTAACGGCTCTAGCAGGAGCACGATCACACCGCCGGGCACCGGGACCGGTACCGTGACCGTGTCGTTTCCGTCGGCCGACTTCCCGATCGAGGCCAGGACAGTGTCCCCATTTGGTGGCGGTCTGGACGGTGTCACGACGGCCACGCTGTCGATGCTGGTCTCCGGTACAGTGGCGACCACGAACGAGGAGCTCACGTCGTGCTCCTTGCAGTGCGTTGTGGACCCAGAGGGTTGGATGTGGCAGACCACCAACGGCTCCACCTCTGGTGGGTGCACGCACCAGTACAGGGACCCGGACACCAACCTCAACCACCGCGCGCTGCAGATGGTTGGTGTCGGCACTGGGTCCCAGACCGGGCAGATGACGACTGAGGCATACGAGTGCTTCATGGACGCCAACGTCGCCTATGCGCAAGAGTGGATGTTGCGGACAGGTACGATCACGGACGGTAATAACAAGCGCTGGTTCTGGGTCGGGGTCCAGAACAACAGCGCAGGGTCGATGAACAAGTTCGTCACGATCTACAACGACTCGACGCTCGCAAACTGGCAGCTGCAGGTGATCGGGACGACGACGGTGAACACAGACACAGGGGTCGCCATCGCTGCCAACACGGTATATAGGATGAGGCTAGAGATCCTCGGAGCGAACGTCTCGACCGCCGGAGCTGGTAGTTTTCGCATCCGCGCCTACATCAACGGTAATAAGGTCGCTGAGGTCGTCACCGCGACGCTGCCGACTGCTGACATGATCCGCCCTTTCATCCTGTGTGGGACCACTGCTACAGGAGGGCCATATGACTTCTCGGTCGGGCGACTCCGGCGTGCGTGGAACCACGTCGTCAGCGGTGATAACCTGTAATATGAGGTCCACATGAACGCAGTGCGAGGTACACCAGTCAGCATCAACGGTCGGACCGGAACCGCTCCGGGTCCAGCCACCACCACGGCCGTGCGGGTGTCGATGCCGGTCCCAGCAGGTCGGCAGAAGTTGTCCAACCTGACGGGGAACCAGGTGATCGCGCCGTCCACGACGTTCGCCCGCTACCTGCGGGTCCGCAACCTCGACGCCACCAACAACCTCCTCGTGAGCTTTCTGGACGGGGGCCAGGTTACGGTCCTGAAGGCGAGCGAGGAGGAGTTCAGCGGAAACATCCCGTGGATCGTGGTGCAGGCGTCGGCTTCCACGGTGCAGTGGGAGGGGTTCGCGATCGTCGCGTCGTAGAGGTGCCGCGATCACGGTACTGGTCAAATCGTCGGCTCGGTGGTACCGATGTGCATGAGGGGTGGGGTTACTCCTTCACACAGCGGGTGACGCTGCGAGGTGGGTCAAATGGCGACGAAGCCGACGATGACTGTGCCCGAGCTCGTCGACGAGAAGGCAGAGAAGAGCGGGAGGACCGGGCGGTCGTGCCTGCCGGGTCGCGTCGCGCTCGCCAAGGTCGACCAGCTCGTCAGCCGCTTCGAGGAGCACCTCCGGGCGGACAACGAGCAGCTGACCCAGATCCGCGACGACATCGGCGACATCAGGAGCGAGGACGTCAGCGGGCTCAGGGGTGAGATCCGCCGGATCGACGACCGGGTCTCCGACCTGCGCGTCGACATGGCCAAGGCGCTCTCCGGCCTGAACAGCATCAGGACCGCGCTCGACGGGCAGGAAGCCATCAAGCACGTCACGATGGTCGCTCAGGTTGAGACCGGGACCGCGCGGACGCTCGCCGCGATCAGCGACGAGAGCGACAAGAAGAAGTCCCGCCGACAGGTCTCCACGACCGCCTTCAAGGTCGTCATCGGCCTGCTCGGCGGCGCGCTCGGCATGATCATCGAGCACTACCGCTGACCCGACTTGGTGTACCATCCCGGGTAGTCAAGTGAGCTACCCAGGCGTCCGACGCCTTCCTCCGAACGACTGGCAGTTCCAGATCTCGTCGATCGCGGACGGGACCCGGCCGGCGGTCGGGATGGGCGCGGCCGTGACGCCGGGGAACCTCACGTACGGCACGCCGGTGCAGCTGGTCGGCTCGGCCTCGGCGACCGGGGTGCTCCTCACGACCGACTGCCTCGAGCTGACGGTCGTGGTCAACAACGTGGCGATCAACGCCACGGCTCATGACGCGTTGACCGGGCTCCTCGTCGACGACAACGGAGGCACCAGCTACCGGAGCCTGGCCGACCTCCTCTGCGGGTCGGCGTCAGGGTACGTCACCGCCAACGTCGGCATGGTCGGCGTGGTCTACACGTTCCAGATCTGGATCCGGTCCGGCGCCAGCATCGCGGTCGCCGGGATGGTCAACAGCGCCAACGTCACCGCGTTCAACGCGTTCTGCCGGGTGAAGGGGGCCCCGGTCCGGCCGTGGCGCGTCCCGTTCGTCGGGACGTTCATCGACCAGTACGGGGTCAACTTGGCGACCGCCGCGGGGACGACGGTCGTCCCCGGAGCCGCCGCGGACGGGACCCCGGTCTTGCTCGGCACGATCGCGCGCACCTGCTACGCGTGGGAGGTCGGCTACGGGATCAACAACGCGAACATGACCGGGGCGACTATCGACGTCGACGTGATGTTCGGCAACGGCACAACCTTCAGGCAGGGTCTCGTGAACGTGCCGTTCGCGACCTCTGCGAACGAGGCGGTCAGCAAGCCCGCCGCCGCGAACACGCTCGTGACGGGCGTGGCCGGCGACAGCGTCTACGCGCGGTCGCAGAGCAGTGCCGCGGCCATCGCCGGGAACTCGGTTGCTGCCTACGGAGTCGGATCATGAGCGTCCCGTTCACACCCATCGCCAACACCGCGACGATCAGCGGCACCGAGATCTCGCTCATCAGCGGCACCACGTCGCTCCAGACGTCGAACGTCGCGGGCAAGTTCGTGCTGGTCATCGACCTCATCACAGGTGGCATCGCGATCGGGACGAGCTACCAGGTGCGGACCGTCAGCAAGGTCAACGGCGGCGCACAGGCCGACGTCCTCAAGGCATACCCAGGAGGACTGCAGAGCGGTTACTGGATCAGCGAGCCGATCTGGCTGTACGACGGCTGGGACATGCGCATGAAGCTGTTCGCCGGATCAGCCATCCCAGTTAGCTGGGCGATCATCGAGGACATCGGGGATGGCAACGCGCTCACCGCCGGCGCCGCCGCGATCAGCTCGATCCAGGCGGGCCTGGCTCAGTCCGCGACGGCGCTCAGCAGCGCGGTGTGGACGAACACGCTCGCCGCGATCATCAGCACGGCGCTGGACGCCACGGTCAGCTCGCGCGCGGACAAGGCCACCGACGTCGCCACCATCGAGGCGTCCCTCACGAACATCCAGTCCCGGATCCCGACGGCTCTCGACGGTTCCGGCAACATCAAGGCGGGCGTGCAGTCGCTGGTGACCGATGCGATCACGTCGATCGCCGACGCGGTGATGAACTACGCCACCGAGTCCGGCTGGGTCAACGCGGCGACGTTCATCACGATGTTTCGCTCCGCGTTCAGCATCATCGCCGGCAAGGCGAGCGGCCTGGCCATCACGACGGCCACCACCGAGCACTTCAGAAACGCGGCCGACACCAAGGACCGCGCCGTGTTCACGGTCGCCACCGACGGCACGAGGACCCCGACCACGATGGATGGTACCTGATGCACCTCGGTCAGCATCACGGCCAGCACCTCGGCCAGCACCTCGGAGGGCTCGGCAGCACCGTCGTCGTCTCTAGCCTCTTGGTCGAGCTGTCCGCCGCGGTGGTCGAGGCCGACGTCCTCCTCGCGGACGTGGAGGTCGCCGACGAGCTGTCCGCCGCGGTGGTCGAGGCCGACGTCCTCCTCGCGGACGTGGAGGTCGCGTGAGCTGCGCCAGCCCGAGCATCGCGCTGCCGCCGCTTCGCGTGACCCGCGGGGCGAGCAGGGCGTGGTTGTTCACGGTCAACCTGGTCGCTACCGGCGCCCCGCAGGACCTCACCGGGGCCCTCGTGTGGTTCACGGTGAAGGGTCGGCTCGAGGACGTCGCCGCCGCGATCACCAAGGCGAACTCGGCCGCGGGCGGGGTCGACAACCAGGTCCTCATCATCACCCCGCAGACCGGGATCTCAGTCGGGGCGTTCAAGGTGTTCCTCACCCCGGCCGACACCTCCCCGCTCAGCCCGAGGACGTACTGGTGCGACGCGTTCGTGCAGCTGCCCGGCAGCGCGCCGATCAACCGCCAGCAGGTGATGGCGAACAGGCAGCTGGTCGTCGACCCGGCGGTCACCACCGTGTTCACGTAGGAGGACCTCGATGACGACCTCAGGCACCGCCCAGCTCTCCGGCCGGTTCAAGTACTCCCCTCCGGCCAGCAGCGTCGACAGCTCGTCGAACCCGACGTGGCTGTCGGACGTGATCGAGAGCATGGCGTGCTCGGGTCGCAAGGAGGAGGAGTACACGCTGATCGCGGACGGAGACGTCGCGGTCAGCTTCGGCTCGCTGTCGTCGGCGAGCCTGGTCATCATCAAGGTGGTCCCGAACCTCGGGATCCCTCCGTCTCCCGGGTTCCCGAACGGGGTGCTCGCCGCGCCGAACCCGGTCACCGTCAAGCTGACCTCCGCCGCCGGCGCAGCTGCGCCGGTCCCGGCGGACGGGTTCATGTTCCTGATCAGCGAGGACGTGCCGTTCACGGCGCTGTCGCTCTCGCGCGCGGCGGGTGTGCAGACGGTCGTGCGGGTTCAGCTGTTCTCGCTCGGGTCCTGACAGTTTCCGTTGACGATGTCAACTGGAAATTGCTAGGGTGTCCTGAGCGCATGAATGAGGACCGCCGGGCTACGATCACGCTGCTGAGCAACACGCGGTGCTCGGTCTCGTTCCGGCACCCCGGGCTCTCCGGCAAGGCTCGGGAGAAGGCGCGCAAGCGCGTCGTCGGCCTCCTGGACGACGCCCTCGCCATCGAGCAGAAGGGATCGCACTTCATGGCGACCGTCCAGGCAGGGCGGTGGGACGGTCGCCGGCACATGTTCCTGAAGGAGGGCTGCACCTTCCCGAAGGGGCTGGTGCCGCGCGTAAAGGACCTGCTGCGCGAGGCGGGCTACCGGGTGATGAAGACCAGAGACCGGCGGGCCACCGATCGCCGCGGCGCCGGCGAGGTGGAGGTGTCGGACGACATGCTCGCCGGGATCACGCTGCGCCCCGACCAGCTCGACGTAGTCGTGGCTGCGCTGGAGAGCGGGTGCGGCCTCCTGCACGTCGCCACCGGAGGAGGCAAGACAGCCATCGCCGCCGCCCTCATCAAGGCGCTGCGGGGCATGCGGTGCCTGTTCATCGTCCACACCAAGCAGCTGCTGAGGCAGGGGCGCGAGCAGCTGGCGAGGTTCTTGGGGACGATCGAGGAGCACGTCGGCGTCATCGGTGACGGCCGGTTCGACCCGAAACACGTTACGGTCGCGACCATGCAGAGCCTCACTCGGGCACGAGGTGACGCTCAGAAGCGCGTCATCGCGAAGTACCTCAAGACGGTCGTCTTGCTGTTCTTGGACGAGACCCACCACGCGTCCGCGAAGTCGTTCTACCGGCTCGTGCAGCGCGTCGACGCGCCGTTCCGGTTCGGCCTGTCCGGCACGCCGTTCGGCCTCGCGGACGGCAAGGGCCTCATGGTCGAGGCCGCCTTCGGCCCGGTGGTCGCGCGCGTGACCAACGCCGAGCTGATCGACCTCGGCGTCAACGCCCGACCGACCATCCGCATGCTCGAGGTCACCGAGCCGAAGCTCGAGGACGGGCTGTCTTGGCAGGACGTGTACAAGAGCGGGGTCGTGCTGAACGACGCCAGGAACGCGATGGTCGCCCGCGAGGTCACGGCGTTCGCGCGCAAGAAGTGGCCGACGCTCGTCCTCGTCCGCGAGCTCTGGCACGGCGACCGCATCGCCGAGCTCCTGCACGAGGAGATGGTCCCGCACGCGTTCGTCCACGGGCAGATGCCGACCGACGAGGTCGAGCGCCAGAAGGACCGGCTGGTCGAGGGCAAGATCCTGGTGCTGATCGCGTCGCCGATCTTCGGCGAGGGTGTGGACATCCCGTCTGCACCTGGCTTCCCCGGCATCAAGGCGCTCGTCATCGCGGACGGCGGGCAGTCGGTCGCGAACGTCTTGCAGAAGCTAGGTCGGAGCTTGCGAAAGAAGCAGGGAGACAACCGGGTCGAGGTGGTCGACTTCGCCGACCTGACCCACAAGTGGCTTGCAGTTCATAGTCAAAATAGGCTACAGCTGTACGAAGATGAAGGTTTCAAGGTCATCACTGCCGATTCCGGGAAAGAAGACGCCGGTATTCGCTCCAAGAACGTGCGTGACTTGTCTCCAAAGGTTCGCTCCAAACTCGGGACCGCAGAAATTTTGCGTAGATTGTCGCAAGATTGAATATGGGTTGAAGGGACCAACGGAGTGTTTGGGGTGTGGTTTGATGATCATCGATCGCACTCATCGAGCAAGATACTGTCTTAAATGTAGAAAAGAGCGTACACGTCAGTTGAGGAATGAATCATTCGCTCGTGCATATGCTGATCCAAAACGAAAAAAGAAGCTCAAGTATCAGAGCCGTGAATCTCAGCGTCGTTGGATCAAGGCGCCTGGTAACCGAGAAGATTTACGGGCTCGTGAGCGTGCTCGGCACTTGAATTTGAAACTAGAAGCGATCAAGCGGTTCGGAGGAAGATGCGCATGTTGCGGTGAAACGCGTTATCAGTTCTTGTCGTTTGATCATGTTGATGGCGACGGTGCACAGCATCGTCGTGAGGCGGGTGGATTTTGGCCCGCGCGTAGCAGTTCATTTCTTCGTTATCTGAAGAAAAATGACTGGAAGTCGAAGTACAGGATCCGCGTGTTGTGCATGAATTGCCACATCGCGGAAGATCTTTGGGGAGCCTGCCCACACCGGTTGGAACGCTGCGCGGCAAGTCAAGAGCGGGTCGCGCTGTACGAGTCGGAGGGTTTTGAGGTCGTTGCCGAGTGAGTTCCGGCGCATCACTCGGTTGTGGATAATGCTGTGGATCTTGTGGACAAACCGACGAGCGGAACGCGACCTGCCTCCACTGTAAGTGTGGATGCTGGCATCCCAGCATCTTGACGTCAGCGCCCAGCGCGCGGTACTGACTCAGTGTGCATCGTGCGCCCAAGACACAGATCGGCGGACGGGGTCGCGGGAAGACGAGGAAGGTCGAGGTCGCCGAAGAGCTCTGCGTCCTCTACCACGAGGCGGTGCGGGCCGAGGTCGCGACCCTGACCAAGGGAGGTCACCGCATGCCGTCGCAGACGCTGGACGACGTCGACGAGTCGGACCGCAGCTGGTTCTTGAAGGCCGCGGTCGCGTGCCTCGAGCTCGAGGCCGACGCGCGGGAGTTCATCGTGGCGCAGTTCGCGGTCTGGCGAGCGGCCAGCACCTACTACCAGAAGCTCCTCCTGCCGCAACCGCACCACCTCGGCAAGCTCGGCGCGCGCGTGCGCTACCTGCAGCACAAGGTGGTCGAGGAGACCCGGAAGTCGAGGGTCGTCACGCTCGACGCTCAGGAGGACCGCAAGCGGTTCTACGTTGAGGAGCGGCAGCTCAAGGGGCTCGCGCGGGAGCTGCGCCTGGACCAGGCCGACGTCCTGGCCGGCCTGCCGGAACGGTTCTCGCGCGCGTTCCTCGAGCACAAGGGAGCGTGGGCCGTCGTGAAGGACGTCTGGGAAGAGAGGGCCCGGTGACCGACCTGGTGCAGGAGGTCGTCGGGCGCGCCCTCACGCAGAGCCGCCTTGCGGCCTGGAACCTCGGCATGCGCCGCTTCGGGGTGATGGACGACCTGCCGCGTGCGCGCGGCCTGCTCGTCGGCGAGGCGCCTGGCTCGAACACCGACGTGACGATCCCGCTGTTCCCGGAGCCCGGGAACAGCGCCGACAGGCTGCTGCGGTACTCCGGCGTGAGCCATGCGGACTGGCTCGGCAAGCTCGTGAAAATCAACCTGTGCGAAGGGTCCTGGTCGGTGCGGCGCGCTGTGGTCGGTCGTGCCCGCGCGCTCGCCTACCTGCTCGACCGAGAGAACTACTACGGTGGCCAGCCGCTGCGCGTTCTGCTGCTCGGGGTCCGGGCGGCGCGCGCGTGGTCCTGCTACGGGCCGTTCGGCTACGAGGAGATGGTGTTCGACCGTGGGACGACGCTGCGCGCGGCGTGGATCCCTCACCCGTCCGGCAGGAACCGCCTCTACAACGAGCGCGCGAACCAGCTGCGCGCCCGCCGCGCGGTGCTCTGGGCGATCGGCGAGAGGGCGACTCCTTGAGCGTCTACGTCGACGCCTCGATCTATGGCTACGGGCGCATGAAGATGTGCCACATGCTCGCTGACACACCCGAGGAGCTCCACGCGATGGCCGCCCGGATCGGCGTAGCGCGCCGCTGGTTTCAAACGCCACCCAAGGCATCGTTCTGGCACTACGACGTGTGTAAGAGTAAGCGTGCTCTGGCCGTGGCCGCAGGCGCCATCGAGTGTGGTCGCGAAGCATTCGTCACCGCGCTCAGGCGCATTCGTGAGTCTAAGGTGTTCATGTGAGCGGCGACGAAGGGGTAGCCCCATCTTGGAAGATCGGTTACTCGAAAGATTTCGAGAAGCGGATGCTCCGCACGCTGTTCGTGGACCAGGAGTTCGCGACGACTTCCGGCGTGCACCTCGACCACCAGATGTTCTCGACGCCCGCGTTGCGGTGGCTGGCGCAGAAAGTCGTCGGCTACGCGCGGGACAACGGTTCTGGGATCAGCAAGGACGCGCTGCGGATCGAGCTCGAACGCGACCTCAAGGTCGGCCGGCTTGTCGCGAAGAACCGCGAGGCGGCCGAGGCGCTGGTCGACACCATCGATCAGACGGTCAAGGACCGAACCTACGTCAAGGGCGAGCTGTTCAAGTTCATCAAGAATCAGGTCACCGACCGCGCCGTCCGCGCCTGCCTCGACCACCTCGACGCCCAGGACTTCGACGCGATCGACGGCGAGCTCAAGAAGGTGCTCGACGTCCAGGCGTCGCTCAACGGTGGCCTCGGGCACTTCTTCGTGCGCGACCGCGGTCAGCGCCGCGAACGCCGCAGGAAGTACGAGTACAACGGGATCTCAACTGGACTGTTCTTAGATGAGTTCCTGAAACCGAAGGGCACACCGCCGAAGTCTCTTACGACGATAGTCGCCCCGTCAGGGGTCGGAAAGTCGGGCGTGCTACTATACATGTGTCGTAGTGCTGTTGTTAACAGCCGAGCGCGGTGCTTGTACATCACCACCGAGTTGTCCGAAGAGATAATTTGTGACCGTCTCGACGCATCGTTCACCGGCGTGTCGATCAACATGCTCGAGAAGGAACGCAAGAAGGTCAGCGGCAAGGTCCGCAACCTCGGTCTGAAGTACGGGGAGTTCCTCGTCGTCAAGGAGTTCCCGCCTGCGACGCTCACGCCGAGCGGGCTGCGCGCGTACATCCGGCAGCTGGAGCGCGTCGGGTTCTACCCGAGCTCGTTCTACGTCGACTCGGCCGACGACATGGTGCCGGACGCCGGGGACCGCGGGCGCGACCGGGACGGGTACGAGGACTACGGCGCGGTCTGGCGTGGCCTGCGCCGGCTGAGCTACGAGATCTTGGCTCCGGGTCACACCGCGAGCCAGACCCAGCGTGGCGCCCTGAACAAGGAGCACGTCGACTGGGATCAGATCGCCGACAGCGCCAAGAAGGTCATGGTCTCCGACGTCGTCGCGATCCTCCAGCAGACCCGGGAGGAGCACAAGCAGGGCGTCGGCAGGTTTTACGTCGGGAAGAACCGCTTCGGGACAGCGAAGCGGGAGTGGAAGGTTCGCCTCGACTGGGCGAAGATCGACATCCGCACGATCGGGTGAGGAGCACAAAATAGATGGCACCGAAGAAGAACAAGTCGACCTCAGGTGAGAGCAACCGTGTGTCGATTTCGCGGGAGGAGCACGAGACGCTCTTATCGCTCTACGACAGCATCGCCCTGGCGAAGGGAGACAGCGAGCGCGCCAAGCTCCGCTTCCAGGACCTCAGCATCACCTGCGAGGCGCAGGCGCGGCGCCTCCTGGAGCTGGACTCGAGCGCCCGTCACCTGGAGCGCATCGCCGGGCTCCAGAAGGTGCTCATCGACCTGCTGCGATCCGAGCACAAGATCGCGTCGATGGAGGACCTCTCCGAGTTCTGGCACAGGTGGGTCGTCTGCGCGGAGAACCTCGTCAAGGCCAACCCGGACCTGCGGGCCACCATCGCTCAGGCGCAGCCGGAGCTGTTCCGGTCGTGGAGCTTGTGGCTGAAGGAGGACGGCCGCGCCGTCCACCTGCCCGCCGCGGGTGACACGAGGACGGAGGCTGAGGCCCGAGTACCCGCGTCGCAGGACCAGGTGCAAGACCGCGCGGTCGACCAGCTCCGCAGCACGAACGCGTCCCAGGCGGCGCGCATCCGGGAGCTCGAGGGTGAGATCGAGGTCTACAAGAAGAGCAAGGGCCTCCGCTGAGAGATGTCGCTGAACTTCCGAGCCATCGACCGCGCGTTCGACGCTGAGCGCTACGTGCTCGACCTCTGCCCCGACGCTCAGCGCAGCGGCGGTAACCTGGTGGTCACGTGCCCGCGCTGCGACAAGCCGAAGCTCTCGGTCCTCGTGGTCGACCGCGACGACGTGCGCGCTCCGGCGTGGCGCTGCTTCGCCGCCGAGTGCAGCGACGCCGGCCGCACGGCGCTGTCGCTGGTCCGCCGGCTCGAGGACTGCGACATGTTCCGCGCCCTGGAGCAGATCGCCCGGTACGCGAAGGGCAACCAGCCGATCATCGACCTGCGTAAGCTGGTCGAGGACCGCCTCGCAGGACAGGCCGAGGTCTGGAGCGCCAGCCCGGAGCACATAGCTCTCCCCGACGAGTTCATCGCCGCGCGCGCCGACCACAGGCGGTCCGACCTGCCGTCGTACTTCCGCGAGCGCGGCATCGGCCCGAAGACGGCGACGCGCTACGGGATCGGGTGGTGTGAGAGCGGGTACTTCAGGAACCGGATCGTGGTCCCTGTCATGCACGAAGACGAGGTCGCCTTCTTCGTCGCCCGCTACATGAGGGCGATCCCGCCCATGTGCAGGGCCGACCGCCTGCCGTGCAAGCGGTGCGGAGGGACCGACGAGCACAAGCGCCTGAAGAAGACCCTCTACCCCAAGGGTGCGAAGCCGGGGCACTTCCTGTACAACTACGAGCGCGCTCGCTACTGCCGGACCATCCGCGTCGTCGAGGGCGTGCTCGACGCGATCCACGTCGGCCGGTCGGCGGTGGCGACGTTCGGCACCAGCTTGTCGCAGTACCAGCTGGAGCTCCTGATGCGGACGGCAGCGGAGGAGATCGTGATCATCTGGGACCGCGACCCGGGAGCCGAGCCCGGCGCGAGCGGGTACGAGAAGGCGCTGGTGCTGGCTGACAGGCTGGCTGACCTCTGGCGCGTGCGCGTCGTCAAGCTGCCGGACGCCCGCGACCCGGATGAGCACACCCGGCGAGACCTCATGGAGATGGAGCGGCTGACCCCTGTGCTCGACGCGTCGGGAGCGCGTAGGTCATACGTGCTCGGCAGGCTGGAGACCAGGATGCGGGTGCGGTCCTCGTAGGTCACTCAGCATTTCTGTTGACATTGTCATCACACACGTTAGAGTCCTGGTCCGCGCACCACGGACCGCTAGGAGCCATCGTGAACAAGACCGGAAAGTCCAAGACCAAGTCGAAGTCTAAAGGGAAGCTCTCACCGAAGGCAGAGATCACCACCGCAGAGGCATCCAAGGTGCAGAAGCCGACCAAGGGCAAGCCAGCGGAGACGATGGATCGTGCCGCGCTGCGATCCATCGTCAGCCAGCTGAAGAGCGCCGGAGGAGACATCAAGGTCTTCAAGAGCGACACGGACGACGTGTTGCAGCGCCGGGTGAACGACGCGATCCAGGCGCTCCCGTCGGATGAGGTCCTGGCCCGGCTCGAGGCGGTAGACCCGGTGAAGCTGGTAGCAGTCGCCAAGCGCGACTGCCTCGGGATCTTCGTCGACTTTCGGGACATCTCCTGCGTCAGGTGCCCGGACGCGGTGAAGTGCGCCAGCACGTTCATCGCGAACCTGCGCAGCGGTTTCCGAGACCTCCCCGACAGCGTGAGGTCACCGCTGGTAGCCACCAAGGAAGAGGCACCGGAGAAGAAGCCTGGGATCCTCAAGTATGACCCGAAGGCGCTCGTCTTCGTGCGCGACGTCAAGAACCCGAATCCCAAGGGCGACGAGTACCACGACGCGTTTCAGCGCATCCTGGACGAGCAGCCGGAGACCATGGTCGAGGTGAAGAAGATCCTGGAAGAGGACTTCGACTTCGACGACGACTCCGACTTCATGAAGTTCATCGCCGCGCTGCGGGACCCGAAGCAGGGTCTCATCAAACTCGTCACCGACCTCACTGACAAGGATCGAGCTGTGTTGCGCGACGCAGGCTACAGCATCTGAGTCTCTAACCAACCTAAACCAGAAGAGAGAGAAGACACATGGCAAAGAGTCTGTTCGTTGGAACCGTACCGGCGACCATCAGCGTGATCGTGGAGGCGAAGGACGAGGAGTCGGCGTCCGAGGCGATCAAGGTCGCCGTCCGGGCTGCGCTCGGGTCGACCCTCGGCGTCATCAGCATCATCGGTGAACCCAAGGTCGCGTCGATGCCAATCGCCGGCAAGAAGGCGAAGGTCGATGACAAGGAGGAAGAGGACGACGAGGAGGAGGAAGAGGACGACGAGGAGGAGGAAGAGGACGACGAGGAGGAGGAAGAGGACGACGAGGAGGAGGAAGAGGAGGAGAAACCTGCTCCGAAGAAGACCGACAAGAAGCCGGTCAAGGACGACGGCAAGAAGAAGATCAAGATCAAACTGAAAGGATAACTAAGAAGATGAGCGACCGCGCGCCCGTACAGTTCGCTGAGACGCCGAAGCAAGCTCGGCGTTTCATGGATGAGCTTTACCGAGAGGCATACCTCCCGGGGAAGATCACCGCGGTCGACACCGAGTTCGTCCCGATCTCGAACGAGCCGGTCCTGCTGTCCTACTCGTGGGGCCGCGGGGTCCGGCGCGTCGTCCGCTCCGAGCTGGTCAAGGACCACTTCGGCGACTGGCTGGTCGACCCTCAGACCAAGCTCGCCTACCAGAACTACAAGGCGGATGTCGAGACGATGGAGAGGCTCGGCATCCCGCCGACCGAGCTCATCCACAGCTTCTACATCGACACGATGGTCACCGGGGTGCTCCGCGACGAGACCCTGATGCAGCATGGGCTCAAGGCGCAGATGTTCCACTTCTTGAAGTGGTTTCGCCGCGAGTACGGGCAGCTGTTCTGCTATGTACCACCCGGCAAGAAGAAGGCGATCGTCATGGACCCGAGGCAGGTCATGGATGGTCTGCCTGACGACGCGCTCACCGACGCGGTGACCAAGTGGGGTGGAGCGAAGGGAGGACACAAGGTCGGCCCGCGGAGCGCTGAGCAGTGGCGCCAGATGATGATCGACTATGCCGGCGACGACGCCGAGGGGACCCAGATCCTCGCGGTCGACCACCGCAGGTACCTCAGGAAGACCGACTACTGGGACAAGTATGTCGACGTCGACCGAGTGTTCACGAGTACCCTGATGCAGTGTGGGGTAAGCGGGGCGTTCCTCGACCAGCCGGTCCTGCGCAAGATCCTGCGCAAGCAGGACATCCGCATCATGCGCGCCGAGCATTGTTTCCGCGCCGCGGCGGGAGACCCAAAGCTCAAGCTGCGCTCTCGCCCTCAGATGAAGAAGCTGTTGTTCGACGAGTGGGGTTGGCCGGAGCACCCGACGATCGAGACCGACAGCGGCGGAGTCTCGATGGACGGGGAGGTCCTCACCTGGTGGTTGAACGAGCACAAGCTCGCGATGGCAGGAGTTAAGCTCGCGTTCAACAACGCGGCTACCATGAAGGGTACGTTCCTTGAAGGACTTCTTTCAGGAGTAAGTGATGATGGACGTCTGCGAAGTGATCTGAATCAGATCGGTGCGAAGACATCTGGAAGAATTAGTTCACGTAAGTTTGAGAAGTTGATCGAGATCACTAAGACACTCAAGAATGGAGAAGTAAGGACGCAAGTCAAGAAGAAGAAGGTCGGCGCCAACCTTCAGAATATAATCGCTCGGAAGGAGAAGGACCCCGATGGGGTCCGCGGTGCGTTCCGGGCGCCACAACTTGGAGAGGTCACCGCATGGGGTGTACCGGCTACCGAGTCACACAAGCTGATCGTCGCGGATTACTCAGGGTTCCACCTCGTGCTTGTCATCCACTTCACAGCGAAGCTGACCAAGAAGTCGGCAATGCTGGAGATCATGCGGAAGTACAAGACGCCGAGCGCGGTGCACGTGTACACGACGATTCAGATGTTCAAGCACACGGCTCCACACAGATGTGACTCGGACTCGTACTCGTGCAAGGACAAGAAGACCGGCGAGTGGAAGAAGTTCCACGGCGAGAACAAGGTGTACTCCTTGAGCGAGTTCACCATGGATGACTGGAAGCTAGTCAAGCCGCTCTTCCCGGACCAATATACCTATAGTAAAAACTGCGTCACCGGCGAGACGATGATCCTCACTGATCATGGATACAAGAGGATTGACGAGCTGTGCGTCGGCGCTCCTCTTGGTCGCTCGAAGCCGGCGACACCCATCCGGATCGTAACGCGGGACGGGATTCGCGACGTCGCGGACGTCTACCGGGGTGGCAAGCAGCCGGTGAAGAAGCTGACGACTGAGCTCGGGTTCGCAGTGCGCGCGAACGACTCACATGACATGCCGGTGGTGCGCGGAGGTAAGATCGAGATGGTGAAGGTCGGCGACATGGTGGTCGGAGACATCTGCGTGATTAAGTTCGGCAGCAACACCCACGGGCGGGTAACTCAGATTCCAGCGATGGCGCAGGGAGGCATGACGAGCTACAAGCCGCTCGACCTTCCTCGTGAGCTTACGCCGGAGGTTGCCAGGTTGCTCGGGTACTATGTGTCGGAGGGTTTCTCGATGAAGTCAAACACGATGTACATCACATCGTTCGGCTTCGGTTATCAGGACGATGACATGGTGCTCGACGTCGAGCGGTGCTTGCGATTGGTGGCTGGTTCCCGTCTCAAGCAGCACGATGGTGCGAAAGCGCGCAGGTACTACATCACCAGCAAGGACCTCTACGAGTGGTGGCGGTTCCTCGGATGTGGCACGTCATCGGCGGACAAGCAGATCCCGCCCTGCGTGCTCGGTGCACCATGGCCAGTCAAGCGGGAATTCTTGCGCGCATACTTTGCTGGAGACGGAAGCATCTGCGACGGTGTCATCAAGGCAACGAGCAAGTCAGAGCTTCTCATTAGGCAGATCCAAGGCGAGTTGATCAACATCGGCATCGCGTGCTCTGTGTTCTCTGGTGAAGTTGGTGAATACGGGATTTATTGGTCGATCCAGATATCGAGCAGCAGCTACGTCAAGAGGTTCTCCGAGTACATTGGATTTTCCTGTAAGCGCAAGCAGGATCTGGCGGAGCGGGTGGTGATCGCTAACCCGCGTTCCACACTGGTCATCGAAGGGTTCGACGTCGAGTACGAGCTGATCCAGAAGAAACTGTTTGGTGGTGTGAGGAGTCGGATGTCACAGGTGACCCGCGGTACGTGCAGGCTCGGTGAAGTCGTGGTTCAAAAAATCGACCCTGAAGCACTCGTTGGGACCGAGATCGAGAAGATGCTCAACGATGGGTTGTGGACGGTTCGCGTCACGTCGATCGAGCCTGATGGTGATGCAGAGGTTTTTGACCTCTATGAGCCAGTTCATAAGATGATGGTTGCTAGCGGTCTTCTTGTAGGTGACACCAACTTTGCCCTTATCTTCATGGGATCTCCTTGGACGCTGGCATACAACACAGGACGAGATGCTAACGACGAGGAACAGCTCGATGAGTGCAAACGACACTATGATGACTGGTACGAGCTGTACCCGGAGATCAAGCAGTACCAAAACTGGGCAGTCGATCACGGGTATGAGCATGGTTGGGTTCCGACCATCGGCGGCAGGCGTGGCCACGTCCGTAAGATGCTCGAGGGGTGCGATCGAGACGGCAGGTATATCCAAGACGACGACAAGCGGAAGAAGATGATTAAGCACGGTGAGCGTGTGTGCACGAATACCGTCGCTCAAGGATCCGAGGCTGACATCGTGAAGATGGCGCTCAACCTCATCCGCCTATCGCCGAAGATGATCGAGTTCCGTTGTGCACCGCTGTTTCCTGTCCACGACGAGATCGTGAGCGAGGGTCCCGAGCGGACCTCCGTCGCCAGCCTCGAAGAGCAGATCCGCCTGATGAAGGAGCCGTACAAGGACGAGATGGAGGTCGAGCTAGCAGTGGAGGGTGGAATCGGGGACAACTGGATTAGTGGCAAACCGTAGAACTGTGAGGATAAAGTTGGTATGAGGAAGAAAGATGAGCTCTCGCTGGAGAACACCTGCATGTCTCACGGTCATCCAGAGGAGATGGTGTTCGTGCTGCTCGGCCGAGACCCGGCGGCTCCACTGGCGCTGCGCGCGTGGGCTGACGAACGAGTCCGCCTCGGCAAGAACACCCACACCGACGTGCAGATCACGGAAGCTCGCGAGATCGCGGACACCATGGAGCTCGAGGGGCGCCGTTGGGTCGACGTCCCTCGGGATGCCGCGGGGCCTACGCGCGCCGAGCTGACCAAGGCGCTCGATGAGTCGGTGAAGCTCCAGAGCCACTACGCCACGCTCCTTAACCAGTACGATGGCGGTGAGCGCGTGATGTTCGCAGATTCAGACGACTGGATCCGTCGCCTGAGCGACATCAAGTGCAGCCATGTACACGTCGTCCGCGGCGAGGACGCGCCGCGGGTCTACGGATCCTGGCGGACGCAGGTCTGCCTCGACTGCGGGGCGTTCCGCGAGCACGGACACAACGACCGCCCGGTCCCATCGAGGCCGTGGCCGGGCCACGACTGGCGGCCGGCGAGCGAGTACGAGGATGCGGTCGCCAAGCGCGAGGACGACTGATGAAGTTCTGGGAGCGGCGCGACCCCGGTCCAGTCAAGGCGATCCACCCCTTCACCAAGAAGGTCATCACGGTGCACCCGCTGAAGGACGCGCGCATCTCGAATGACCTCGACGCGGAGTTGCGCCGACTTCCCGGAGTGCTGAGCTGGTGGATATCGCTCCGCGACGAGGCCGAGAAGCATGCTAAGGAAGCGCGCCACGACGAGCACAACGCCGGCGAGGACCTCTACGAGGAGTATCGCGGAAAAGCTGCCAAGGCCGCCACCGAGACCTCGATCAAGATGGCTGTCAAGCGCGACCCGCGGATGCGCGAGGCGTTCCGCGCCCGGATGGACGCGGAGAACATGCACCGCCGACTAAAGGGCGCGGTGGAGGCGATCAGCGAGAAGCGGTGGAGCCTGCAAGGGCTCTGCAAGACCGCCGCGATGGAACGCGGAGCAAAGGATCACGCCTGATGCGCGAGAACTCGATGAACACTGATAACAACCTCCACTGGCACGACGGCACCACGTGTCACGGACACCCGACCTTGGACGACTGCACTGCGCAGGCGATCGCCTGCCAGTGGGTCGGCAGGGTGCTGGAGCATGTCGACACCTACCCAGACGGGTCCGAGGTGAGGTGCTACAGCTTGGTCGCCAGCAGCTTCGACACCCACGGCAAGCGAGGCAGGTACGTGGCCGAGGTGAAGGTGGTCGCGGTCATCATCCCGATCAAGGAGAACTGACGTGAAGAGCAGCAAGGAGAGCAAGAAGCACAAGCACGACGACTCCGACGACCTCGACGAGATGCGCGAGGCGTTCAAGAACCACCAGAACCGAGCCAAGGGTGGAGGAGGTTCTGGTAACACCTTCGCCAAGCTCGAGAAGGGGAAGAACCTCTGCTACTTCCTCCCGATACCCGGTCAGCGCAAGTTCTACGCGGAGGGCTGGACCCACTTCCAGGTCGGCCCGAACGAGCGCGCCGTCCGGTGCGTCGACGAGGCGCACGTCGACGCAGAGCGGGGCCTGCCGCAGTCGGGCACGAAGTGCCCTCGCTGCAAGCGGTTCCTGCGCGAGCAGGCCCGGATCAACAGCGAGTATGAGAAGGGAGACGAGGATGGTCGTGCGGAGTGGAAGGCCGCGAAGGACAAGTACGTCCCGCGTCACCAGTACTACAGCAACGTCCTCCGCGAGGACGACGACGGCGACTTCGAGGTGAAGATCCTCCCATATGGTCCTCAGGTCTGGGGGCAACTGATGAACTTCTACATCGGCTCCGACACCGACGTCGGTGACTTCACGGACCCGAAGTCTGGGAAGTGGCTGAACATCAAGAAGGTGGACAAGGGTGGGCGGAACCGCCGCAACGTCGAGTACCAGGTGTTCCCGGTCGACGGTCCTAGCATCTCGAGTACGTGGGCAACGATCAAGGACGCCCTCCACGACCTGGACGCGGCGCGCGGCAAGGTCCTGTCTCTGGAGGAGTTCGTCGCCGTCGAGAAGGGTGTCGACGTCGACAAGGACTCTGACGACGATGACGACGGTAAGCATCGCCGCAAGCGCTCTCGCGCGGAAGACGATGAGGACGAAGACGCCGAGAGCGACGATGGTGATGATGAAGAAGAGGAGGAGGAAGACGCGGTCCGCACCGAGCGGTCCAAGCTCGCCGTCAAGATGAAGAAGCGCCGGCGGGACGACTGAGCCGTGCTCGACGCTAAGCGAGAGCAGGCCGTCCGAACCCTCCGCGCCACCCACAGCGCGGAGGCTCGGTCGCGCCTGGCGGCGAGTGGTAAGAAGCTCGCGATCCTGCGCACCCACCTCGCCAAGAAGTACAAGGGCGAGGTGTTCACGCCGATCGCGAGCGGTGCGCGAGCAGCGAACATCAGCGCGGTCAGGAGCGGCTGGCAGGAGCTCGACGACCTCATCACCGGGGAGAACGACGCCGACTGCAGGACGGTCGCCGGGACCGGGCTCGGTTGGCCGCGCGGACGCATCATCGAGATCTACGGTGCTGAAGGTATGGGTAAGACGACGTGTACCTTACAGTTAATCGCCGCGTTCCAGCGCGCCGGTGAGCTGTGCGCGTTCGTTGACGCGGAGCACTCCCTCGACGTGTCCTACGCGGCCAAGCTCGGCATCGACCTGACCACGATGGTGTTCCACCAACCGGACGCCGGCGGCGAGCGCGCGCTCGACATCGTCACGAGCATGTGCGAGAGCGGGGCGTTCGGGTGCGTGGTGGTCGACTCGGTCGCCGCGCTCACCCCGCTCGCCGAGCTCGAGCTCGACTTCGAGGACTCAGCCCAGCCCGGCGGTCACGCCCGCCTGATGTCCCGAGCGCTCCGCAAGCTCGCCGCGATCTGCGCGCGCACCAACACGCTGCTCGTGTTCGTAAATCAGACGAGAGTTAAAATTGGTGTGCGGTTCGGTAACCCGACCACAACTACCGGAGGGAACGCGCTCAAGTTCTACGCGTCCGTTCGCCTGGAGATGGTGAACGTGAAGACGAAGAAGAAGGGCGACCGGGTCATCTTCCGCCGGACCAGGATCCGGACGGTCAAGAACAAGGTCGCCCCGCCGTTCCGGGACGTGTACGCGGACATCGTCCCGGGGAAGGGGATCACCGTCGTGCACGGCGACCCAGACCTCGGCGGCGGTTCCGATGACGAGTGACAACTCGAAACGTAGAGAGGATCCCCATGACGACACCGCTATCTGATAGTGACCTAGGCAGCTTCTACAGCATGCTTCGGCACTATCTCGACGGGTTTAAAGATTCTGATCTCAAGCGCCTTGATGAAGAGCGTGACTTGAGATGGGAGAGGCGGATCGCATATGTCACGATCGATGGTTTGAAGTCGGATTCGGAAGTTGTTACCGAGCGTATATTGCGGGTGACGCTGGCCATGGAGTCCGACCACACGGTGTGCAAGCGGTGTTATCAAGATCTCGGAACAGCTCACGCAGATCAGTGCGCGAATGGTCCAGGGTTAATTACAGGAACGCAGGGACCTCTAACGAAGGATGAGTAAGATGAGACTACTCACGGTAACAGACAGCGACATCATCGAGGCCATCGGGTTCGGTACGCTGATGGAGAATCCGGGAGGTGTACCTGGAACGTTCGGCACCCTTGGAGTCGTGTTCAAGTCATCGCAGGACACTATCTATGAGTACAAGGACGTGGCCATCGACACGTTCGCCAAGCTCATCGCTGGGGACAGCATCGGCAAGGTGTTCCATGAGCTGTTCAGGAGGACCAAGTACCCGTTCACGAAGAGTGCGAGGACGCCGACGCTCAAGAAGTAGTTGACAACGTCACCACGATTTTCATAGGATGCGCTTGGAGGACTCGCAGATGACGGATAACAAAAACGACGGTGACCATCAACGACGTTTCGTCGACGCATACCATCATCTACGCGACGTGGCGCGAGCTGCGGTTCACCCACTTCACCGCCAAGTCCTCGCGGCTCGGCTACACTCGCCGTGGCGGCAGTTACTGGTGTGGGCGACGCGCTCGGCGCGCCTCGCCGCGATCGCGGGCGGTATCTACTTCGTGGTCCTCGGGTGTCGGTCATGCGATCGACGACGCGAGCAGCGCATCAGCAGCGCCGTCGTCCAGGAGCTTCGGTACGAGGCTGCGCTCAGGCACTTCCACTTGCCGGACGGCGACTATCCACTCATCGCCGGGTGCGCTGCGCTCGACGCAGGCTTTTGGTTTCCGTGCACCACTGCGGTCGTCTCGTTCACGAGGAACCCGAAGCGATGAGGATCGTGATCTTCAGTGACTTGCATGTCCACACGTGGCAGGAGTTCTCTCGTGATGATGACGGTGTGCCATCGCGGCTCCGTCACTGTCTGCTCGTGCTGCGGAAGGTTCGCGAGTACTGCCTCGCCAACGACATAACGAACGTTCTCTTCGGCGGCGACCTATTTCACAAGCGAGGGGTCCTCTACACGCAGCCGTACAACCTCGTGGTGGCCGAGCTGGCGGCGTGGAGGTCGTTCGGTCTAAAGCTCTACGCGAACGTCGGCAACCACGACGCCGCGGACCGCCTCGGCAAGGTCCACGCTCTCCAGGCGCTCGCGAGCGCCGACCTGCTCAAGACGGTCGGTGATGATGGGTGGGCGAACTGGATCCTGGTGGATGACGCGTCCAGCATTACCAAGCAGAACATCATCGTCACGGCTGTGGCGTATTGCCCGGGTGCCGACGAGCTGCGTCGGCGCGTAGACGCGGCGCTCGAGGAGCGCCTGTTTATCGGCGACGGTCTGGGGATCCACCACACCCACGACTGGTTCACGGTCGGCCTGTTCCACCATGGGTTCAAGGGCGCTCGGGTCGGGACGTCGCTCGAGTACACCATCAAGGAGGAGGTGGACCCCGACGAGTACGCAAAGAGCTTCGACGCAAAATTTTCCGGTCACTACCATGCTCATCAAGAGATCGGCTCCCAGGGGAACGCATGGTACGTCGGGTCTCCGATGGAGTTCGTACGCGGGGAGACCTCTCCCAAGGGCTTCCTCATGCTGGACACCGACCGCGCCGAGATCGAGCGCGTCGACCTGGACCTGCCGCGGTTCGTGAAGCTCACCGGCGGGCAGATCGGTGACCGGGACTTCGACGTCGCGGCGCACGTGCGCGGGAACTACGTCGACGTCGTGTTCGACGAGCTGCCGATGCCATGGGACAAGCTCGACAGCACGCTGCGCAAGCTCGGCGCCGAGGGTGTCCGCGCCTGCCCGACGCGTGCGGACAAGCTGCCGAAGTCGTCTCGGCTGGAGGTCGACCCGACCGCTGGCGACCGGCAGCTGCTGGAAGCGTACATGGAGCACGTCGGGGTGAGCATCTCCGAGAGGGAGGACCTGCTCCAAACAGGGCTACAATTCCTGGAGGAGGGTGCCAAATGAAACCACTCGATGACCAGAGCAAGCAGCCATGTTCTCAGTACCTCGACATGACCACAGTAACCGGAGGTCGATAGTGAGCCAAGTGAACTACAAGAGCACGAGGCTGCTGGTCGAGGCAGTCAACCGAGAGATGGAGATCGTCAGGAAGGCAGCGATGGGGAACATGGCGCTCGGCTCGCTGAACGAGCTCCGCGACCTGGTCGCCGAGCTCGCTGAGAAGGCGACGAGGACGGCGGTAGAGGACGTCCCGGAGCTGGTGCCAGCCGAGTACGTCGCGACCATGAAGCCGCTCGTCGCCACCTACCACCGACTACTCATGAACGCCGACCAGCTCGCGCCGTGCCTGTGCATGGACCTGAAGGTGGCCGCCTGCGTGGTGATCCTCGTGGGCGACGAGAAGTCCTCCGTCAAGACCGCGCACGACCCGAGCCGGCCGGAAGCCGCGCTCGTGGTCGAGACGCTCCTCGCGTCGCTCGACGGCGGTACGAAGCGGGTCGCGGTCGAGGCCGAGACGGTGAACCTGATGGGGGGTGCCTGGGAGGTCTACCGCTGCGACCAGGCCGATCCAGACCAGGCATGCGGGATCCGCCGCGTTGGTCCGCCGGACCCG